GTAGCTTACATTTCAAAACACAAACCATCACAAAGGAAGGTTATCTATGAGTTATAATAAAACAAAAACAGATCCAGAGTTGGGTCAAAAAGTACACGAACATTTGGTTAAGATGGGAGTTGAGACTCCTACTATTCCAAACAAATTTATTCGTACAGACAAAATTCATATCATTGAAGGTCATTTCAAGTCTATCATGGAAACAATGGGACTAGATTTATCTGATGATAGTCTTATGGACACCCCAAAGCGTGTAGCAAAGATGTATGTCAACGAAATCTTTTGGGGACTTGATTATGAAGCATTCCCTAAATGTACAGCAGTTGACAATAAGATGAAGTACAACGAAATGGTATGCGAACGCAATATCAATGTACAATCAAACTGTGAACATCACTTTGTAGTCATTGACGGTCTTGCAACTGTTGCATATGTTCCTAGTCAAAAGGTTCTTGGATTGAGTAAAATCAATCGTATCGTAGAATACTTTAGCAAGCGTCCACAGATACAAGAACGATTAACTGAACAAGTATTTCACGCATTACAGTACATTTTAGAAACAGAAGATGTTGCGGTTATGATTGATGCTAAACATTACTGTGTGTCCGCACGTGGCGTAGAAGATACTGGTAGTTCAACTGTCACAAGTAAGCTAGGCGGAGGATTCAAAAGTGACCCGGCTGCAAGAGCAGAATTCTATCAATTAGCTAGGAAACAATAATGGGATTTTGTAAACCAATAGACTATAATAGCGTACATCATCAAATTTATATGGCTGGAGTAGAATTACATTCTAGTCATAACGATGGATTTACTACTTGGGAAATTAAAAAAGATTTACATCGTATCAAATGGTTACTAGATGAAATCATGGCTGATGCCCCAACTTATGCTGATGAACAAGAATTCTTAGATGAACATTCTAAGGTAAAGATGTGGCGAGTATTGAAAAAATGATATTCAATAGAATCAAAGAATTAAAACTACAAGGCCTCAAGATAGGTATCGTTTTCTCGCAATTTGATATATTACATGCAGGACATATCGCAATGCTGAGTGAAGCCAAGAATCATTGCGATTACCTCATTGCTGGATTACAAAATAACGCACAATGGGATAGACCAGATAAGAATGCACCCATACAAAGCATCGTTGAACGCCAAATCAGTTTAAGTGCTGTCCGTTTCGTAGATGAAATCGTTGTTTACAATACGGAAAAAGATTTGGAAGACATACTGTTGACATTGCCAGTAGATGTGCGTATACTAGGGGTTGAGTACATGGAGAAAGACTTTACTGGTCGTGCAATCTGTGAGAAGCGTAAGATTGAATTGATATTTAACAGTCGTGACCATAGTTTCAGTAGTAGCAGTTTGCGTAAACGTGTATCAGAAGCAGAACAAAATAGGACGAAGTGATGATTAAATTCCCCATTGTTATTATTTCAAGTCCTAGGAGCGGGTCTACACCGTTGGCATTCGAATTGAAAAACAAACACAATGTAGAATTATTCAATGAACCTTTCAGTCAACACAGTAGTAAATCTGAACCAAACGATGAAGAAAAGACGAGATTAATATCATTGTTAAAAAACAATGATAGTAGGTTCATATTGAAAATTCATTTGGATGATTTAAAATTCTACCCAGAAGAAATTATTAAGTTGATTGAAACACATAATTGTCATTTGATACGCATTAGGCGCAGAGATATAGTTAAGCAATGTGTTAGTCTATATATAGAACTTCAACGAAATATTTGGGGATATTATAAAGATTTTATTAATCAAAAAGAAATAGATAGTTTGACTGACACAAGTTTACCAATCAATCAAAGTATGATTAAACATTGTGTCAAAAGAATCACAAAAGTAAATGGTGAATTAAATAGTTTATCTTATGTGTTTGACCAAGATGTTTGGTATGAAGATTTGGTATTTGATGAAACCTTTATCATAACACCAAAACCAAACAACTATGACATTATAAAAGAAAAGATAGAAAAAATATTATGACACAACGAATACTAATTATGGGATTACCTGGTGCAGGTAAAACTACATTAGCAGCAAAACTACAAGAGTTTTTAATTAATAACTTTAAAACAGTAACTTGGCTAAACGCTGACGATATAAGGGCACATTATAATGATTGGGATTTCTCAGTAGAAGGACGTGTTAGACAAAGTATGCGTATGCGTGAGTTGGCTGATAGAAGTGAATTAGACTATGTGATATGTGATTTTGTAGCACCACTGGTAGAGATGCGTGATAATTATGGTGCAGACTGGACTATTTGGGTAGACACTATTCGTGAAGGTCGCTATGCTGATACTAACAAAATGTTCATCGAACCAGAATCATATGACTTTCGTGTTAATGAACAAGATAGTGAAAAGTGGAGTAAGTTTATTGGTCAACACATAATAGACAATAAGCGTAGACCAGTTTTTGACTGGCGTAAAGAAACAGTACAGATGCTAGGTCGCTGGCAACCATGGCATGATGGACATCGTGCGTTGTTTGAACGATTGTTAGCAAAGACAGGTCAAGTAATTATTCAAGTACGTGATGTACAAGGATGGCAAGGAAGTAATCCTTTTGCTATCGAAGAAGTTAAAAAGTTTATACGCAGAGATTTAGACCCATTATATCAAGGACAATATGAGATACAAGTTGTGCCCAATATTGTTCATATTGGATGGGGGCGAGGTGTGGGTTATACGTCAGGTGAGGAAACGTTTGATGAAAGTATTACCCAAATAAGTGCCACTAATATACGAAAAGAAATGAATTTAGGTAAATAAGAGTAGCGGTCTCGGCGTCATCCCGCTTTACAAATTCTGCTGCCTATGCTATAATAACATAGGAGAACATCATGGCAAAATACATTTCAACAAAGACTTACAATCAAATAGGTCCAGTAGCTTATCGTCAATGGCGTGCAGATAGTCATTGCAATCTAATACATGGCTACGCATTATCATTTCATTTAGAATTTGAATGTGATACATTAGATGCCCGTAACTGGTGCATGGACTTTGGTGGACTAAAGCCACTCAAAGGCTTACTAGAAGATTGGTTTGACCATACATTACTAGTCGCACAAGATGACCCAATGCGTGAACATCTACTTGAATTAGGTAGATTGAAACTAGCAAAGATTACAGAGGTTGAAAAGACTGGCTGTGAAGGTATTGCTGACTTCTTATACGAATATATCAACACAATCTTTCTACCTAGCTATGGTGAGAAGGACCGTGTATGGTGCTGTAAAGTACAAGTAAGAGAAACTGATGCTAACATGGCAATGCGTGTAGGACACAGAGAAGATAACGAGTTTCAGGACTAACATGGCAAAATTAAAAGTAGCAGAACTATTTTATAGTATACAAGGAGAAGGCCGATATATGGGAGTACCAAGTATTTTCCTACGCACATTCGGATGTAACTTTAAATGTGCAGGATTTGGTATGCCCAAAGGTGAACTAAGTCGTGAAGTAGAAGATATTGCTGTTAATGTACATAACTATACTGATTACAAACAACTACCACTAGTCAGTACAGGTTGTGATAGTTATGCAAGTTGGGATCCACGATTCAAAGACTTAAGCCCCGTACTTGAAACTGATAGTATTGTTGATAGTATCATGGAAATGCTCCCACACAATCGTTGGATGGAAGAACATCTTGTTATTACAGGTGGTGAACCTTTATTAGGTTGGCAGCGTAGTTATGTTGACTTGCTGTCAAATGAAAAGATGAAGGGCTTACAAGAGATAACGTTTGAAACTAATGGTACTCAATCATTACAGCAAGACTTGAAAATCTATTTGCAACAGTGGGGAATTAATCGTTCTAGAGGTGCAATAACATTTAGTGTTAGTCCTAAACTTAGTATCAGTGGTGAGAAGTGGGAAGAAGCAATATGTCCTGAAATTGTCTATGAATACTCACAGGTAGGTCGTACATATTTGAAGTTTGTAGTAGCTAATAGACAAGATGTAGAAGAAGCACAAGAAGCAGTTAATCAATATCGCAATCGTGGATTTAGGGGACATGTATACTTGATGCCTTGCGGTGGTGTTGAAAGTTTATATAACATGAATGCTAAAACTGTTGCGCTTGAAGCAATGAGATTAGGATGGCGTTTTAGTGACAGACTGCAAGTGCCGTTATTTAAAAACGAATGGGGTACTTGATGACTTTCTTTTGGGGATTTTTACTTGGGTATATAGTGGGTGTGTTATATATGGCACATCGTTCTAATATAGACGCTAGAGTAGATAGAGAATAATGCCTTCAAGTGATTGGACTAAAATGTCGGCTACTGATTATCATTTTAAAAGATGTATTATGGGTAGAAAATTAAAGTTTACCCTTATCCCTAGACGTTGCTATGTAACAAAGCGTATACTATGGTTAGAGAGTGCATATCGTATTACCGCAGGATATCAATCAGGGTTTGCAGATTGGTTGTTTGAACATCGTTGGTACGATAAAGATGAATATTTAATAGCAAGATTAAAGGATTTAATATGAAATTTGAAATGCGTTGGCTTGTGACTCCCGGTTGGGATGGTCCTGAAAAGATATTACAATATCGCTATGAGAGAGAAATAACAGACTATAGTTTACAAAATCCAAGAACAGGTTCATTTGTAACTAGAACAGAATTGACTGAATGGATTAATGTACCGACAGTAGATGAGGTATGGAATGCGGACATATAACAAAAGAATAATGTTTCTAATTAGCGACCAACATTTTATTCCGCATGGTGGTATAGGTCAATTCGCTAAGGGATTCACAGAACTATGTCAGCGTATCAATTGGAAAGTTGATATCATATTAGATAAAGCACCTACAAACGATTTTAGTGAAGTAGTCAAAGGTCTTGGTGCTAATGTAATCTACCCAACAGAACCTTTAAAGTACACAGACCATACAGCTACGTTTGCATTTAGTGATACAATCAACTTTGAGAAGATTGTTAATTTTCGTAAAAGCATCCTACACGCATTTGAGTCTAACATCTATGATATGATGGTATGCAATACTCAGGAAGCAATGAGTGCTGCATATGCAATGGGACTAAGTAAGTACATTCCTGTAATGTTCTATACACACTTGCATAGTATGATATTCCGTGAAGCACAAAACTTTAGTGATGTGTTCATTGAAGCATATCACAACTTCTACAACAAGCATATGGAGTTTTCTGATATCTATATAGGAACTCAAAGTCAAAAGAATATTAATGAATTGACTAAGCACGGTGCTAAGAACTGTGCGTTACTACGTATGCCAATGAGTGAACGTGGATTACTTGAACCTTTTAAAGGACCTCGCAAGGGTGTATTGTTCATTGGAAGATGGGAAGAAGGCAAGAATCCAGAAGCATATATTCGTGCAATGAAAGACTGTAAGTTACCTTGCAAAGTAATGACTAATAGTAACGGTGCAAAGAAATTCATTAAAGCATTTGAAGAAGCGGGTATTACTGATTATGAAATCAAAGCGGGTATTACTGGGCAAGAAAAAGTAGATTTTGTTCATAGTGCTAGTGTATTCTTTATGCCTAGTTTACGTGAAAACTATCCATTTGCTTTCTTAGAATGTCTTGGGCACATGCCATGCGTAGTTTTAGATACCCAAGATTGGTCAGATAACTTTGATGAAAAATATTTTTACAAAGAAAAAATATCAAACGTTGGTAATTTAATTAGCTTGTTATATAATGTTGATAACTATTATACTACTGGTGCATTAGAATATGTAAAGAAATTAGATGATGAAGTTGCACGAGGTTGGATAGAGTTTATAGATAATTTTGTTCCAAGACGTAGTAATACAAATGCTGCTAAAATTAATACATATGAGACAGTAAAATATAGTAATTATATTAAAGAATTAGAACGTAATCATTTGGCACGTGAAGATTTTGAAAGTGTATTAAGCAATAGGCATAAATTTTTACATGTTGTTTATACAGATGACAATAGCTATTTGAGTAAAGACCCGTTATTCAAACCAGTAGAAATAGAAACAGGGTTAGATTTATTTGAAGGATTATAATGAAAAAAATATTAATAACAGGTTGCTCAGGATACATTGGTAGTCATCTAGCTAAGATGCTGGTACACTCATTGAAGTATGAGGTACATGGATTAGATATTCGTGAACCGCAATATCCAATGCATAAATTTTATAATCAAGATATCAATAGACTGTTTACTCTTGAGGAAGAATTTGATGCCGTAATTCATTTAGCAGCATTAGTCAATGTGGGTGAAAGCGAACAGATTCCAATTCAATATTACATCACTAACTTGAATGGAACAATGAATGTTATCAATAAGATAAAGACAAAAAACTTTATCTTTGCTAGTACAGGTGCCGCAGAAGGTTGTGAAAGCGCATATGGTATTAGTAAACGTGCTGCGGAAGATGTTGTGCGTGAATACTGTACACAGCATAGACCTATCCCATACACAACCTTTAGATTCTACAATGTAATAGGTAGTGATGGATTTAAACCTACTAATCCTGATGGGTTGATGTATAACTTAATGCAAGCAAAAGAGAAGGGTGAGTTTACTATCTTTGGCACTGACTATGGTTCTTATGACGGAACTTGTGTCCGTGATTATGTTCATGTTAATGAGATATGTGACGCACTATGTACTGCTATTGAGAAGCCAAGCAATCAGATAGAATGCTTGGGTCACGGAGTTGGACATTCAGTTAGAGATATTGTTAATCTATACAAGAAGGTTAACAATGTTGAATTTCTAGTAAATTACGGTCCAAGAAGAAAGGGTGACTTAGCAGTATCTGTATTAGATAATGTGTCACCCTATATGAAAGAGTTATACTCTTTGGAAGATTTGTTAAAAGTTTAATGTCTTAGTAATAGTGTACTCAATACACCCGGGTCGTTAGCACTAACATCACCTTCACCTGGTGCAACGATAACATTATACTTCATACCAGCTGGGATTGAATTTCTCTTAGCCATGTACTCAGTGTAACTTAAAATAGAGTTAGCACTGATACCGTATTCTGTTGCAATACGCTGTTTCATTTGTTTTAATGCTTCGGGTCCTTCAGGTTGCCATGCACCGTCTGCTGTCTTTTTCAAGTTACCTTTTTCATCTTTAGCCAACAAGTCATAGAATAGTTTCTCTGGAACAATGCGACTGTTCTTTGTTTTATCTAAGTTAGGGTCTTGTGCTTTGATTTGTTTCTCTTGTGCAGTGTTAGCACCTTCACTCCAATTGATAATGAAGTTGTCTGGTTTATCTGCTAATGCTGCTCCAGCCATCTTAGTGTAAGCATAGAACTTAACATCAGGATGTTTAGCAGCCATCTTCAATGCCATGTCTAAGTATTCTGGACTAAAGAAGTCACCGGCATCATGCCAGCGAACTGTTGTTTGCCAACCATTAGGGAATTTCTTATCACCCTTTGCTGCTGCACTTGCCTCCCTAGAAATCTCACTACTTAATTGATTAAAGAATCCATCAGGATCATTTAATAGATATGTTAGTATTCTTCCGTCACTTTGCCATGCAGCCTTGAATTGAATCTTGCCGCCTTTCATAGCAAAACATTCTACTTTACAACTACCAGCACCAGGGCAAGTATTAACAATGATTAATTTATTGGTTTGTTCATCTAGTGCAATACCTACCAATGCTGCAAATCCAACATTGAAGAATTGTTCAAACTCACCATTACTATGCTTCATCTTTTCATTTTGCTTTAATAATGATTTAGGACGAATTGCTAATGTTTGTTTAACCGCATCTTCATCATATGTTTTACCATCTGGGCTTAAGTATGTAACTACACTACTACGATGTATGTAAGGCATCTTGTATTTGTCACCTTTGGTTTTGCCAGTAGTATACTTTTCGTTACCTTTTTTATCTATTTTAACATTGCCACTTTTATCTAAATCAGGAGTACCAACGATACGCTTCATGTAGTCTTGAAATTCTTGACTATCTAAATCACGGGTTTGCGCTGGTAGTTTGGTTGCTTCATCTAAACCGGATAGTTTACGAATTCTATCTAAGTGTTCTTGTCCTTCTGTTGTTTTCTTATAATCAGACATTGTAGTTTGCCCTGCCGTTGGCACAGATGGAACGGATGAAGTAGATTGCCCTGCTGCCGGTGCTGATGTTTTTAAGATAGCATCTAATACTTGTGGATGTGCAGCTAACCATGGTTGAAACTGACTAACTGACATTCCGGCAAAAATACCAGTGCCTTGTCGTCCTAATTTAGGAGGCAGACCACCTAACTTTTTAGATAATTCTAGTTCAGCTTGGCGATCCATAATTCTAAGTTGATAATTAGCTAAAGTTTCTTTATCATTTCGATCACCCTGTGCGGCATCTAACGCTCGGAATCCTCCACGCTGCGCGCCGGTTACAGCAGCAGGACCATGTGGACTTGATATTGTAGAAGAAGTAATATCTTCATCGACCTCTTTTTCATCAGGCATGTCACCGGCTTTAGCAACGAATTGCTGAGGTGTCATAATCTTTATGCCACTTGGGGCACCTGGCATACTTGGCTCTGCGCCTTCGTGTAATTCTTTAAAGTTCATTTTTTATTGTTCCTGACAAATTGTTCAGCTAGCATCACTAATTCATGTAGTTCTTCAATACTTTCGCAATGCCATCTACGTAGACTTTTATTTATATTGCTATTTGGATCGTGTGCTGTTTTTGCACTAGTACGATGTTTCTTCATGCCACGCATTCTTGCACAGAAGCTAGCACGGCGTTTTGCTGCCTTGCTGCCCTTCTTTAATTTACTAGGCTTAGTTGTTACTGCTGTTTGAATCTTGCTACCAGGATGACTACGGCGATAGCTATTTACACTCTTTTTACTCATGCCACCTGCACGAGGATTATTGTGCTTTGCCCAAGTCTCACCCTCATCCATATCTTGTTTCACTCTAGAAACTGGAACGATGAGTGATTCGTATTCGCTGATATCAACAATATATGCCGGGGACTCTATACCTTTGCCTGAATCATATCTAACGATTTTACCTGGCACCATCTTTCCCTTGTGAGGAACTGTAACTTCTGTTCCGGGTGAAAGGATAGCATTCTCACTTTCTGATACACTTTCTTCATCACTAATGTTTGGGTTACCAATTTGTTCTGCTACGCTATTCAATTTGTCATTACTAACTGTAACAAAACTATACATCCAACCATCTAAACTGACACCGTTGTCTAGTTGGTTTTTAATGTGTACAGCATTTTTGATAATCTCACGAATCTCGCCTTGAGCCATTCCATCAATTTGCTCATCTTCCATAGCATAACCTTCGTTTTTTGGTTTTTGGTGATGCTTTTTCATATTGATAGCAATAGCGGCTTGCTGTGCTGGATTGGCTGCTTCATTCTGTGATGCTTTAAGTGCTGCGGCAGTTGGCGCACCCTTGCTCCCAGGCTTACGCATGTGTTCGCCAGAACCATGTTTGATTCGTTCACGCTTTGCATGAATGTTTGCCCATAATCCAGGCTTTTCGTTTTCAGATATAATTTCGGTAAATTTCATAGTTTTGTCCGTAAATAGTTGACTTTATTGCGTAAATATAGTACAATGTATATATTATTTATCACTTTGGGCTTTTATCTTGACAAATCAATCTATCAAACGTATCGGCTTTGCTTGCAAATGGGCAGAGATTAACAAGAAGGGTGAGATTACCAGTGTTGAAGGTTTGAACACAGGTGGTACTACTATGGCTTGGGCTAATCGCCAAAGTCGTAGTGTAGCAGAAGAAAAAGTCATTGAGGTTGCTAAAAAGAATATCCTGCATACTCACAATCTAGTTAAGAAGGTAGCAACACTACAACCTGAACTACGCATGGTTCGTCTTACTAGTGATATGCTCAGTTTCTATACCCACAGTGATTGGCAAGGCTTCTGGCAACAATCTGATATTCAAAACAAACTAGCGCATTGGTTCGCACCCATTGGTGAAACTGCACGGGCTAATGATGTTCGTCTTAGTTTTCACCCTGACCAATTCGTAGTTTTAGCAAGTGACCGTGAAGAGGTAGTAAATAAGAGTATAGAAGAATTTGAATATCATTGTGACATGGTTCGTTGGATGGGCTATGGCAAGACATTTCAAGACTTCAAGGTAAATGTACACATCAGTGGTCGTAAAGGTCCGCAGGGCATTCGTGATGTGTACAATCGTTTGTCACCCGAAGCCCGAAACACACTTACACTAGAGAATGAGGAATACACACATGGACTACTTGACTGCTTATCATTATCTGACCTCGTACCTACGGTCATGGACATTCACCATAATTGGATACGTGAGGGAGAATACATTAACCCTTCTGACGACAGGGTTAAGAGGGTTATTGATAGCTGGCGTGGCCTGCGCCCTACTATGCATTACAGTGTTAGCCGCGAAGATGTACTCACAGGCCATTCCGCAACACGACTACCCGATCATGGTGCGTTGATTAATGAAGGACATAGTAAGCAAAAACTTCGGGCACATAGTGATTTCTATTGGAACGATGCGGTGAATGACTGGGCATTGACATTCTTAGATAACTTTGATATAATGTGTGAATCAAAATGGAAAAATCTTGCCAGCTTTAAATTATTTGAAAGATACAAAAATGGGATTATTTGATAAACTATTTGGCAAAAAGCCAGAACCAGTAGTAGAGGCACCAAAGCCAGTTAAAGAAAAGAAACCACGTAAACCTAAAGTAAAGAAGGAAGAACCTACTTCATCTGATAAGGAAAAGGCCAATGCTGAAGGACTACCATACGTTAATATTTTGAAAATGGAAATTGACCCATACGATATTAATAGTGGTGCTTTTGAACTTGATTTCAATGACAAATTTGTTTTGAATTTGATTCGTGCAGGTTATAAAATGCGTGATGATGACACCGATACTATCATTGTAGACCGTTGGTTCCAAACTGTATGTCGCAACGTGGCACTTGAACTATATGAACAGCAACAAGCGGATCCGGAAAACCGAGCAATGGCCTCAGATATGAGAGTGGTACGTGCTAAAGATTTAGGTGATGGACGTACAGAGGTAAGTTGATGAGAAGATTAGTCTTTAATACTTTTATAGAGAGTAGCGTATATAATATATTGAATCGGAATAAGGAACATGTTAATTGTCCCTTGATAATTAAAACATCATACAAGACTCTGTATCGCCGAGCATTGTATTGTGCAGAGCATGATTTTTTTCTTACTTGGGTTAATGAAAATCATTATGATGAGTATAAAAAATTAGGAATCAATCATGTAGAATACCCCGATGATAATTATTATTTCTCATTGTTATACCAGACAAACTCTAAAAATAATAAATGGGCAGTAAAAGAAAGATTAACAATGGGTGATCCTGAAATAACAACAAAAGTAAAAAACTATAGAAATGGTAAAAAAGTTGATTTATGGGTAGCTTTCAAGGGAGACCCATGTCGTGATCCTTCAATGCCCGAATATTGGAAATTTATTGAGAAATTTGTATGATTTTGTTGTAAAAATACAACAAAATAATAGTTGACAGTAATACCAAACTACTGTATACTTAAGGCTTATTCAGTCAACAACAGGAGTAATTTATGGCTTTTCCACTTACGTTTAATGTAATCAATCGTGACACCGATGAACGTCAAATTGATAATATTTTAGAACGACACCCCGGTGAATATAAGCAAAATTCTATTGCTGTATTAGCCGCAAAAGTTGATACCGGCAATAATACCGATTTTATCTCTGCAAAAGAAAGATTTAAAACTCTAAAAACAATATTTGATCCAGCTGAGATGCCTATTGCAAGTCAAATCATGCTGGGACAATTAATGAGTGATGAAGATATTCAACGTGAGATTGATGTACCTCACGCCACACATATTTTTTCTTACTACGACCCACAACGTGTGCAATCTATTCAGGTAGTCAAAGCAGTAGGCAAAGAAGAATATACAATTGTAAATGGACAACATACTGCTACCACTACTGCACTAATCATCATGTCAGGGTTGATGAAGGGTTGGAAAGCAAAAGATTGGAAGAAGTTTCCAGTTAACGTAACCTATATTGAAACTGATGACCGTAGCAAGGCACGGGAAACATTTGCACTAATGAACGGTGAAATGTCCAAAGAGATCACTACCTTTGATCATTGGAAGCAACATTATTTGTCTGTGCGTTTGGACCAAAGCGGCAACCCAAAGTACCTGCATACTTACAAACTGATTCAATTACTACGCAAATACAATTGCACACCTCTGCCTGAAGGGCATGATGACATTGGTCAAGCTGGAGCAATTACTCACTTGAATGCAGTTGAAACTGCTGCTAAAAATGAAAACTATGAACGTCTTGAATTCATTCTAATGAACCATGACAAGTATTGGAATTCTCTTCCAGTAGATAATAGTGAATTTGGTTTGTATGGCAGCTTGCTTGACATTACAGAAGATGAGAATATTTCTAATTCTACTAAAGAATGGGATATTTTTATGACTGACTTGCATGCGGTTATTCAAAAGGTATTCAAAGGCATGACTAAATTGCGTGGTAGCGCAAAGAAAGCATACAAGAAATATCGGTATGACCTCTTTGCAGACAAGAACGCTAGTTCGCCGTTTACTGTTGAATTGTATGTAGCATACAAAGTGTACCGACTATTAGGAGGTACATTTGATATTCCAAAGTTGCACACAATGTATTTGCATAAGAATATTGATGTTATCAATTATCTATCTAAAGCAGAAGTTGAACATATCAATACATTGGTTAGTACTAAAGTAAAAATTAAAATTAAAGATGTAGTGATTCCTACTGCCAACAAAAAAGGTAAGAAATGAATGAATTCTTTTATATAATGGTACTCTCACACAATCTAAAGGTTGGGTTTGGTATCACTGGGTCCGTACATACTAGAATTTATGATTACATTGCTGGCTCTGCTGAACTGCAATCTTTCAAGTATCTTTACTACGGAGATAAAGAACATATCTCCCTAGTTGAATCAACTTTGAAAAAAGAATGGAGACGCCATCTTTGGTCAGTGTTCAAAGGTAATAAATGGAAACTAGAAGTACTAGATCCAGCTAGCGGAATTTCTGCTGAAGATGTAAAAGATTGGGTAGAAAAAACTATTATCAAACTTGACTTACCAATTAGGGGTGTCAAGAGTGAATGGTTACCTTATCGCGGAGACAAACGAGTAACACGCAAATATATTAACTTGAATCCGGATTTATATCTTGAGCCATAAAATTTGACTTTATTTAAATAGCAGTATATAATACACACATGAAATACGCATTAATTGATACCGCAAATACATTCTTTCGTGCCCGTCACATTGCATCACGCAATAGTACAGTTGACGAGAAAATTGGAATGGCAATTCATCTTACAATGGCAAGTACTAATCAAATCGTTAAACGTTTTGGAATTGATCATGTTGTGTTTTGTTTAGAAGGTCGTAGCTGGCGCAAAGACTACTACACTCCATATAAGAAGAACCGCGTAGTAGATACGCTATCGCAAACAGAAGCGGAAGTGGAAGAAAACACCATGTTTTGGCAAACGTATGAGGCCTTCACAAATTACCTTAAAGACCGCACAAACTGTAGTGTATTGCGTGATCCTAAGGCTGAGGCTGATGATCTCATAGCAAGGTTTGTGGCACTTCACCCAGAAGATGAACATTTTATAATTTCAACAGACAGCGATTACCAACAACTAATTTCCTCACGAGTAAAGCAATATTCGGGTGTCACTGGTGAATTGATTACTCTTGAGGGATACTTTGATGACAAGGGTCGTCCAGTAAAAGATAAGAAAACTAAAGAACCTAAACTACTAGAAGATCCACAATACATCCTCTTCCGGAAGTGCATGAGGGGAGATTCAACCGACAACGTATTCAGTGCTTTTCCCGGGGTACGTGAAAAAGGTTCAAGTAAGAAAGCTGGATTGATTGAAGCATATGCTGACAGAACAAAACGTGGATTTGACTGGAACAATATGATGTTGCAACGTTGGACGGACCATGATGGTAATGAGGTTCGGGTCAAAGATGCGTATGAACGGAATCGGGTACTTATAGACTTGACAGCACAACCCGATGATGTTAAACTGTCAGTAGATACAAACATCCGTGAAGGTGTTCGTACAACTACTATTCCTCAAGTGGGCCTACACTTACTAAAATTTTGCGGTAAGTATGAACTGCAAAAAATTGCAGATAACGCGGAGACATACGCAAAATGGTTGAACAGTCCTTATGTAGGTGTATTGAAATGAATAACAGAGTAAGAGAATTAATTAAAGAACACGGAAGTGATTCTAGTGGCAAGTGGGTAGCAGTTGATAAGGTAGAATTGATTGCCGAGTTGATTGCTTACGAATGCATGGACCTTGCTCTTGGATCTAGTCATAGAGAAGATGATATGGGTGCTATTATTGCTAATAAGATTAAGAAACATTTTGGAGTAGAATAATGAAATTTAAAATTTGTGGAATAGATTACGAAGTAAAATATAAAACATCAGAAGAAATGCAAGGCACAATTGGTCTTGCACGATTCAATGACCAAGAGATTTGGATCGGTGATCAATTTACTGAACAAACTAAAAAGATTGCATTGTGGCATGAAGTATTACATATACTAGACCATGCTTACAATCTAAAGATGACAGAAGAACAGGTGAAGTTTCAAACACATGCATTGATTGCACTAGTAGAAGATAACCCGGAAGTATTTAAAAATGGCACAACACAGTAATTACTGGTCATGCACTCCATTCGCTGATTGGGTGCGCGGTACGCCAAAAGGCGGAGCCAAGACTAGTGAAGATTGGGATGAATGGAATAATGCAGCTAAACAATACCATCCTGTTCGTTATTGGGTAGCAGAAGAAGCACTTGATAAACTTCAAGATTTTGTAACATATCCTATTAGAAAAATTTACGATGTTAAGTATTACATCAATAACCGTTGGGTTACTCGTACTCATGCTCTCACCGCTC